CCCGTCACCCCCGGCTCCAAGGAGACGGAATTCCCCACAGCCAGGTCCCAGTTCCCCGCAGGGTTCAGCTCCACAAGCAGCGTCGTCCAGAGGGACGAGTAGCGGCTCGACGCCGTCACTTGGATAGTGACCCAGTACAGACCGCTGTGCACCGCCTGCGGTATGTTGTTCTTCCCTATGCGGAAGTCCTGGGCGTCATACTCGAACCATTCGGTGTCGTTCTGGAGCTTACCAGGCCACCACTCCCAGTAGTTCCGCTGCAGGATGCGCTGTTGGTTTGTCGTCCCAATGAAATGGGGTGGCATAACCAACGACTTAAGAGGACGCTGATACTCCAATTGGTTAGTGCCGGCCGCATACATCTGCCCGTTAGTGAACCTGAACCATGAGTTAGTTCCCTTGTCGTCGGGCTGCGACTGGCGGAACAACAGGGAGTTGCCCTTCAGGCGGATCGACGAAGTGTCATACTCCGTCCGGTACCAAAGCGTCAGATTCTTGAATGAAACGTTCGTTGGAGAGTAGAGCGGAAAGATACGCAGGTAGTAGCGCCGAGACCCGGCGTCACCTTTCTTCCAGTTCGCAATACTGATCGTCTGCAGGCCGTCTAGGGTGCGGTTGCGGGACAGCTCGATGCCGTCGCGCAGCAACACTATCTCCATCTCGGACGTCCCGCCGGTGTCGGCAACCCAGAAATCCAAGGTCGCGTCGAACACGTCACCGTCCGGAAGGTCCACGTACGTTTCCCAACAGGCGTTGTACGTGAAGTCCAGGCGCGACGTGTACTTACCGGTCATCTCCTTGAGCGACGCAGATGTGACCGTGCACAACCCGTCAGCGTCAGAGCCGCCGTACCGGTTCGCCCACACTCGCGTCATAGGGACCACCTGGGAACGCCAGCCGCCTTCGTCCGCATCGACAGCCTTGTAAGGCAGACCTTTCTTGTTGAGCGCCTCAGCGGACTCGGAATACGCGTACATAGACGCCCCGACAATTTTGGCCCCGAAGATGTTGTTGCCCTTCAGGTCGCCGACCACCGCCTTACCGGTAATCGTGGCATTGCCGGCGGTCAGCATGTCGGTGGTCACGGACGCGAAAGCCGCCAGCTTCGCCCACAGTTCTTTCGACGCGTAAACAGCGTCAGACGTCACACTGCCTGGCGCCAGTTTTGTAGCCCCCACCGCCTCAGTCAGCGACACAAACGCAACCTCCGCACGGCAGCCCGCCGTAGCGGACAGCTGGAACATAGTCGACGTGACGTCAGCACCTGGCACCCACGACCACTCTTCGGTCCGCCACCCGTAATCGTTGGCCTTGTACACAGGCCGGCAGATCTCCCTCGCCCCGGCAGTCGCCACCAGCGTGCCGGCGTTACCAGAGTTATACCGGCTCGTTATCCGTAACACCCAACGCTTCCCTGCGGGGAGTGTGAGCTTCTGCGTCACCTGCGCCCACGTCGGGGCGCCCGCGGCGTTCACGAAACGCACGCCGGTCACAAGGGCGCCCGGCGCCCCGGACACAGTAGCCGCCAGTGTGACCGCCTTTGTGTCTGACGCCACCCACACAGAGGACGGCGAGGAAGCGAACAGCGGCTCCCGCACCATGTTCTCCGGGTCCACCGACACCGAATGCGCGGCCACCGCCCCCAGAAACGCCGAGTCGGACGTGATCGTATCGATCACGGCTCGCGGCATCGTCGCCCCGCCGGTCACCATTAGCTTCGACACGGACAGGCCGCCGATCTTCGCGTCAGTGATGGACGCGTCCGCGATCTGCGCGCTACCGATAGACGCATCGCCGATCTGCGCGCTGCCGATCGCCTTGTCGCCGATGAAGTTGCTGCCAGCCTGGCTGAGCGCCCACGCGGCGCCGTTCCACACGAACGCCTGTCCGAGCTTCCCGTCGGCGCCCTGTACCCACCACAGCGACCCGGCAGTCTTGCCCTGCCCGTCAGTCGGCAGCGGGGCGCGGGCCGCGATTGTCACCTTCCCGTCCAGTGACGACATCTTCGCGGTTGCCTGGTCGGCGGCGTTCCTGGCCCCCAGAGCATCGGCGGCGGCCTTGTCCGCCTTATCGGCGGCGCCCTGCGCCGCCGCGGCAGCCCCGTCAGCCTTCTGCCTTGCAGCCAGAATGTCGGCCGCAGACGCGTCCTGCCTCGCCTTCAACGCCGAGTAGTCGGCCTGCGCTTTCTGCGCGTCGGCCTGCGCGGCCTTCGCTGCAGCCTGCGCGCCGTCCGCGGCTGCTCGCACAGCGGTGGCGTTGGCGTCGGCTTTCTTCGCTGCCGTGTCGGCGTCCGCGGCTTTCTGCGTCGCAGTCGCGGCAGCATCGGCGGCGGCCCGCGCTTTCGTGTTCGCCTGGCCGGCGAGAGTCTGCGCGGCCTGCGCCAAAGACTTCGCTTCCTCGGCGAGCGCCACCGCCTTCGCGTTATCGCCGGAGTTCTTGATCGCTTCCTCGGCACGCTTCGCCGTCTCGGCGGCCTGCTGAGCGGTGGTCTTCGCAGCGTCCGCCACCGCCGCCGCATCCTGCGCGGCCTTGTCAGCGGCAGTGATGCGCCCATCTAAGCCCTTCACGCCGTCCTGCACGGTGCCGACACTCGCGGCTGCGGCCTCCGCCTTCGCCCGAGCGGCCTGTGCGTCGCGGGCCGCCGCCGCGGCATCCCTCGCTGCGACGTCAGCCCGGCCCTTCACCTCGGCGGCGGCTTTCTTCGCATCCACCGCCTCGTTCATGGCGTCCGCGATCTCTCTACCGGCAGGGCCGAGACGCTCAATCTGGGTGCGCTCGTCCCCGGGCTCGTCCTGCCCGTCAGTGATCGCTAGCAGCGTCCCATCCGGGTGCAAGCGGACAGTGACCATGGCCCCTTGCCACGTGTACAGGCCGGGAGTCTCCCCGGCTACGTACGTTTCAGGCTTGTCGTACGGCATGCCGACCCGCACCCAGCCGACCGGCAAGGTCGGATCAGTCTTCGACGTGTCAACTACACGGCCCTTCACCCAGCGGATCGTCGTGTCACGACGCTGGGACGCCTGACTGCCCTCGCGGAGCGCCAGGTACAGGCTGCTATCACTCATGCGGTCTTCTCCCCTACAGGTGGCGGCGAGCCTCCCGTCCGATCACCGTCATCGTGCGAGACACGTCAGACAGCGAGCACGAGTAGCTCGAGACAATGATAGCAATCCACTCGCCTTCCCTGATCTCAAAGGCGAGGAGGTCGCCGATCTCGATGCGAGGGTCGAACGCCATCTCCACTTTCCATGACGGCAGACGGTCGCGCGCATGGAACGCGTCCGCGTTCGCTTGCTCCACCATCTTCGACCATGACTTGTCGGACGACAGGTCCGTGACTTTTGTTACCCGGCCGTAGTGCTTCGGGTCGTACGGGGCGCCGTAGTACTGCATCCCGATATGGAAGTCGTACGTGTAGTTCGACTTCCACCCGGTCGTCTTCCCCTTGTCGTCGACCTCACGCTCCCACCCTGGCCACAGGTTATGCCGCCACTGCCAAGCCGTGTCCCGTGCGTTCTGGTACAGCTCATCTTTCTGCCCCCACGCCGACGTCGTCGGCTTGCTCTCCCACAGCAGATTCAGGGCCTCGTCCACCTCGCTGTCATGATCGGACCGTTTGATCGCATCCGCCCACGACTTGTTCCCAGACAGAGAATACGACTTCGTACCGTCGCCCTTCGCGTTGATCTCGATCATGTTCGGCAGCCGGCCCGACGGGTCCTCAGTCCGCTGGGCATCCACGAGCAGTCCGGACGCCAGCGGGTACGTCTCATCTGGCGTCTGCCAGTCCGCCCTACGGGCGTACGCCTCGATCTTCCCGCCGTACCCCATGCGCACGTCCGCGCCGCACGAGTCCGCCAGCATGATCACTGACGCCAGCCGGTTCGGCGGCATCTGCAGAGACGCCATCGGGACGGCGCCCCGCACCTTCGGGTCTACCCAGATGTACGTGTGCTCCGGCACTGGGTTCAGCCGACGCATCTCCGACAGGAGGGTCCCCCCCAGCCACGGCGAGTGCGGGAACGGCAGCGGGTTCTCCTCCAAGTCCAGGAGCATATCCTTCGCCTGCACGGTCGCCTCCTCCGGGTTCGCCGGGGAGTCCGTGATCCGGAAATGCCCGAACGGAACATCCCACCCCTCACCCTCACGTGGGCGGATCTCCAGGACGGGGCACAACTCCTGCCCGTAGTTGGCCAGCGGGTCTCCTGGGTTCTTCGCCGCCAGCTGGCGGGGGGCGTTCAGCGTAAGCCGAGCTGGAGCTGAGGGGTTCGTGTCCGCTTTCGTGCCGAGCTTCCCCCAATCCAACTGCACGTTGTAGACCGGAAGGTCTCGCCACTCAATCTTCCCGCCGTAGCGGACGTCCACGCGGACACGCCACCGTGCCGGCCGGGCCATGTCGAACTGACTGGGGCCGGGCCTCACGACGGCATCCCTGCCACATAGCGGCACACGTCGTTGTACGTGCGCGAGGTGATGTCCGGAATGTCCGATAGCGACAGGTCTGCGACACCGACCTCGGCGAACTCAACCGTCGGCAGCGGGTCCCCGTCCAACAGCAGGCATGGCGCGATCCAGTCCGCGCCGGCCTGGATCGTGGTCGTCGATTTCATGAGTACCCACCTGTTCGCGTCAGGCTTCCCTCGAACTTGCCGGTCGGGGTGGTTGAACGAACGTTTCGTCGAGTCGGAGCCGCGGCCGTTCGACACCCACAAGCCGACCGACACGTTCGACAGGTCGGGGTCGCCGCCGATGCGCCGCACGTAGGCGGACACTTCCACAGTGTGACCGACCGGCACCTGTCGGAAGCTGGACGTGCCTGCAATCGGCGTGACAGTGCGAGCGTTGCCGGCGCGCGTCGGCCGGCCGTGCGGTGACCAGTTCTCTGAAATGTCGCCGCCGAGTAACTTATCGTCCTCCGGATGGGTGGTACCGCCCCACAGGTAAGTGACGTCCCGTTTCACGGCGCCGTCCTGAAGTTTCTCCTCCCAGGCCAGCCATTCGCCCCAGGTGACGCATGGCGCCCATGAGCCCATCCTGGTGCCGTACATGCCGAGCCACCACTCAGTGTGGCGGACCATCTCCGAGGGCCGCTCTGTCACGGACAGCTCCCACTGGACGGTGCCAGCCAGACGTGACTCAGTCTGCTGGGCGGTCGCTTTCTGGACGGCGACTACGCGAATCGGGCGGATCGTGCACGACGGGATTCTGCACGCGTCGCCGTCATGGGCGACGATCAAGTAGCCGGGACGTTGCGTCAGCGCGCGGAGCGTCTCATAGTCGGCCTTACCTTTCGTCCGGTAGGTGATCGTGTACGACAGCGGCTCAGCAGACTGACCCCACCGGTCAAGAGCGCCCGCCGACGTGGACAGGGTCGTCAGGCCGGCAGAGAACGACTCCTCGTTCGCCTCAACGATGTGCCCTTTGACAGCAACGTGGCCGGTCTCGTCGGAGATGATGTCCGCCCCGATGGACGTGCGCACCGCGGTCGTGTCCGCCGCGCCGGCCTGCGTGTACGTGGTCTCCTCGCCGATCGGCGCCAGCGGGTCGCTGATGCACTCCGAGTCGGTGGGATGCCAGATCAGCACTCGGTTGTCATCGGACTTCACGTACACCGGTATCGCCGCGGCGCCCTCAGGTGACGGGTTCGGCCGCAGAGACAACATTCCTGTGTGCTGGGCCGTGAAAGCTTCCATCATTGCCATGCGGTCATCTTCCCATCATCCTGTTAGCGGTGACGATGCGCCCGTCCGCGACGGACTTCATCCTGGTAGTCAGGGTAGTCTGCCCGTCCACGGTCAGCTCCAGGTTCATCCCGTCCATAGCTTTGCGGAGCTGTCTCACGGACACTGCGCCCCCACCGGTGATGGACGGCGAGGACGCTGACAGGGCGCCGCCGTCAGCGAAGCGCCTCGCCTCCATGTAGTTGCGGATGTCGCCGTCGCGGATCATCTTCCGCAGGCGGTATACGGCGTCTTGACCGCCGGCTGCCGCGACTTCCGCGGCGGTCAAGACGTGCTCCCCGTTGGACAGCCACGCCGGAATCCAGTCGTCGCGCCCACCGCCGGGGCCGTGCACGGCGCCGGCGTTCGCGTACCCCCTTATCGGAGTGATGGGGCCGCCGTCCGCCCGCAGCCAGGAGCCTTTCGGCCAGTGATCGCCGATCCAGTGTCCGACACTCGTGAAGATTTGCTTGATCCGCGTGGTGATACTGATCTCTTTGTCGTGGAGCTGGTCGATGTTGTACTTGACCGTGCGGACTTTTCCGCTGGCCTGGTCGTTACCGCTAATGGTGACCGTGCCGGTTGTGTTGTCAATCTCGGTGTGGACTGAGTCTTTCTCCCAGCGAGCACCAGTAGCGTCTCCGAGAATGGAGACGGTGCCGTCGCTGTTGTCGATCGTCTGCACGGTCTCCTGCAGCCCAGCCAGCCCCTGGTCGTTGTCCGCGTCGATTTCAACGACGCCGGTCGTACCATTGATTGAGTCGGCGGTCACGGTCAGGGTGTAGTCTGCGTTTGCCGCATCACCGGAAATGCTGATCGTCCCCGTCATGCCGTTAATCTCGGCTGTGGCACCATCCGCCGTCTCGGTCGCCTGCGTCGCGTCTGCGCTGATCTCGGTCGTCACTTTCTCTGGGATCAACCCGTACTTGTCGGCAAGCTCAACCGCCTCATCCTCGGTGAGCCCCATGGACTCTGCGGCCTCGATGAACGCGTCGCGGCCGGTCTGCATCTTAGATTGCAGCTCGTCCTGTCCCGCGCCGGCAGCCTGCGCGGCCTGGACCTGCGCAAACGTCGCGGACGCCAAGTCATTCAAGGCGGATTGGTTTTTCCGCCCCTTCTCCGTAGTGATGTCCAGGGTCGCCCCGTTTTCTTTGACGGCGTCATTGACGTTTTTCAGCGCCTCCTGGAACTTGATGTCAGCGTTGCTGTTGGCGATCACGGTGTCGCCGTAAGTCTTAATGCCCTTGATGACCTCCTCGATAGACGGCACGATCTGGTCGGTGCCCTCTTTCGCTTTGCGGATCGCGGCGTCCAGCTGGGACGTGCCCCCGGCGGCCGCCTGAGCGTTCGGATCGATCTGACCGAGCGCGAGCGCGAGACGCGTGTTGTCGTCCGCCGTCAGTCCCATTTGCTTCGCCATCTCGTTGAGGTGTGATTTGAAATCCGGCATAGAGTTAATCAAGTCGATCATGCTCTTGTTCGTGCCGTTCGACATCTCGGACGACAGCTTCTTGAACTGGACTACAGCGTCGTCCGTAGACATGCCAGACAGCGCCTTCCCTGTCGTCTCAAGGGCGTCTTTCGTGCGCTGCAGGTCGGAACGAGTGTCCGCACCGAAAGCTCCAGCGATACCGTCGGCAAAGCTGGCCAGGTGCTGCTGCACAGACGACCACACGGAAGGGCGGCTGATGTCCGCCAAGGCCTGCGAATACTCCTGCAGGGAGTACTTGCCTTTATTGAAATCCAGGTTATCCATGACGGAGCCGCCGCGAGCGAGCGCCGCGGACATTTCATCCACAGACACGCCCGTACGTCGCACTTCGTCGCCGTAATGCTTGACGCCCTCGATCAGGGCGGCAGTGATCATCATTCGTCCTGCCCGGCCGAAACCGGTCATGCCGGTGGCGACTTCGCCGAGCTTCCCCTTCAGGCCGGCAGCCGTCCAGTTCAGCGTGTTCATGGCGTCTTTGATCTCCACGATCTTCGGCGCCATCACCATCAGTCCACCGACCGCGGTCAGGGCAGCGCCCCCGAATGCGGCGAAATTCATGATCATGGACTGGGTGCCGCTGCCGAGCTCGCCGAGCTTGTCGACCAAGGAGGTGATGTGCTGGACGACGGACCTGACCGGCGCCTGAGAGGAGGAGCCGATCTTGATCATGGCGGTCTCCCAGGACCCGCCGAGCTTTTCGATATCGCCTTTCAAGTTATCTTGCTTCAGGCGGGCGGTCTCGGCGGCGTACCCGGCATCGTTAACCTTATCGATCCACCCTTGAATGCCCTCGCCGCCCTCGTTGTAGAGCACATTCGCGGCACGGATAGCATCCGACCCGAAAATGGTGCTCATCGCAGTGTTGCGCTCCTCTTCGCCGAGGTCTTTCATCCCGTTGCGCAGCTGCTCGGCGACGGCGGTGATCCCGATGAAGTGCCCTTGAGCGTCGTAAATGTGAATGCCCAAGTCGTCCATTGCGTTCTTCGCGCCCTTGGAGGGGTTCTCCAGGCGCTGAAGCATCGTCTTGAACGACGTACCCGCGTCCTGGCCGATAAGGCCAGCAGACGCGAAGGCAGCGATCGAACCCGTCGTTTCCTCAATGCTCAGTCCGGCCTGGGAGGCGACAAGGCCGGACTGCTTTAGGGCGTACGCCATGTCGTGGACGCCGCCCTGCGCTTTACCAGCACCGGCGGCCAGCAGGTCGGCGACGTGGGTTACCTTGTCGCCGGACAGATTAAATTGAACCATTGCGGTCGCCGCTGTCTCCGCCGCCTCAGACACGCTGATCTCGCCCGCAGCCGCCAGGTCGAGGGCCCCGGAAAGCCCTCCCGCGAGAATATCTTTTGTGGATACGCCGGCCTTAGCTAGCTCCTCAATGCCAGAGGCCGCCTCTGTCGCAGAGAATGCAGTATCGGCGCCGGCCTGGATCGCAGCCTCACGCAGCTGGGACATCTCATCCGCAGACGAGTGGGTGGCGGCCTGTACGGACGACATGGACGCGTCGAAGTCCGCGGACATCTTCCCCGCCATGCCCGCGAACCCGAGCAGCCCCGCCCCGACGCCCGCGACCGCCGTGCCTACCGTAGTCCAAGCTGCCCCGTTCTGGCGCGCAGAGTCAGCGAGACCCGCGAGTCCAGACCTGCCGCGCTCGCCGGCATTGCCCATCTGGTCGCCGGCGCCCTGTGCGGCCTGGCCCGCCTGCGACATTGCATCGGCGGCGCCTTTAGTCGCGGACGACGCCTCCTGCATACCGGCCTTCACTCCGGATGCGTCGGCGGTCAGCTTGACAACTACGGTTCTATCGGCCACGGCAACTCCTCACTCCTGTTCGGATTCTACCTTGGCGTCCGCGATGTACAGCAGCGAGCCTTCCCTGGGCGGGGAGATCAAGTCGCCGTGCTTGTTCCGCTCGGAGTGCTCTTTCTCCCACCGTTCACGGGCGGCCCTCGCATAGCAGACCACTTCCCGGGCCTCGAACCATCCGTCCATAAACTCGTCCCAAGCGACGTCCCGCGGGTAGCCGCACCCGCACGGGCACAGCGACGACTCATACAGCGAGTAGGCGTTCGCCAGGTCATAGTCCTGGGCTACCCACTCGCCCGACCGGCGCAGAATCCCCGTCGGCGGGCGCCCCCACCCCATGGCAGCTTTCACCATGGAGCGCAGCCAGGCCCCGGTCGGGGCGGTCAGGACCTGGACGAGAAAGGGGCGGTGATGGTCGGGCTCTCCGTGTCGACGGCGCGAATGCAGCGGGACAGCTTCTCGACCTGCTGCGGCGACGCCTGGTAAAGGCCGGCAATGTCCTCACCGGTCACGCCGGTAGGCTCCACGATGTGCGCAGCGATAAACGCGCACTCCATCTCGTGGGTGACAGGGTCATCTTTCGTGCGGTGGCCGAGCGACTCCATGAGCTCTTTCTGTGCGTACACAGACATTGTCTGCACGACAAACTCCACCGCCGACCCTTTCAACTCGGCGAGCGTCGCGTTGGCCTTGTCGAGAAGCTCCCGCTTCCGCTGGTCGGATAGGCCGGGAAGGCGGGCTTCCTCGTCCAGCCGGTCGATCACCGCGAGCAGGTCGGTGCGCCCGTACAGCATGCATGACTTCCTGGTCGGTTGGAAGCCTGCCATCCACGCGGCGAAATCAAACTTCTCTGGCGTGTCCGCGCCGTCGGTGCGGTCCTCGAAGTTGTCGCCGGCAACATCAACGCGGTCGCTCATTGGCGTCCCCTGTCTGCGGTCCCAAGCGGTCTTTGTGCGGTGTTGCCCCCGCCGCCAGAGACCGCACATGGCAGCGGGGGCAACAGGCCCAGTGTACAGGGCGGCGCGTGTCAGACGCCGACCGTGTAGGACTTGCCGGCGGACGCGCCGACCGCGTTCGTGACAATGAAGTTGCCGGTCTGAACGCCGGCCGGCAGGACCGCGCTGATAGCGGTCGGGGACAGCACGCGGTAGGAGGCGACCGGTGCCGTCTTCCCGGCCACCGTGCAGGTGACGCCGGTTACGCCGACGAAGTTCGTACCGGTGATCAGGACGGTGTCGCCGGCCTTCTTCCCGGACGGGTCGATCGACGTGATTGTGGGGGCGGCCCGAACCTTGCCGCCGCCGACGGTGATCTCGTTTTCCAGGGCGTCAGAAATGAACAGGGACACGGTGCGCTTCGTGTACGTGGTCCTGTCGTCGGGCTTCTGCGGCTGGCCGGGAGCGACGTGGTACCAGTCGACGTCATCCCCGTTGGCGAACGGCTCCTCAGGCCTCTTGCCTTCGCGCTCGTACAGTTCGAACTCGAGGCCGGTCCGCTTCAGAAGTTCCCAGACGGCGTTGTCGCCGCCCTGGACCTTCTGACCGTTGTCGTCGAAGAACCAATACACGCTGACCTGGCCTTCGTACTCCGCCGGCCCGGGGACGGTACCCTTGCCGGCAGCGCCGAGGACGGGCTCTTCCACGCTGGTGCTTCCCTTTGATCCGAGTTTGTAGTCGGACTTCATGACGGACATCTCGAAGTGGATGCCCTTGTTCAGCTCATCCGCGGTGGGCGCCTTCCTGTTCGCGACCGGGGCGGAGTCGGTGCCCAGGGCGACGAGCGTGATGCGGCCGTCGCCGAGCGTCCGGATTGATGAAGCCATGCGGGCTTTCTCCTCTCTCCGACGCCGCGTCAGCGTCGGACAACGTACGTTTCTAGGTCAGTTTAACTCAGGCGAATCTTTTGAACGCCGTAACCTGCCACATGTCTACCGAGTAGAACAGGTGCCCGTAGGCGGGGATGTCTACCTGGTCGTCGCGGAGTAGCCCGGACGAGTACGACAGGCGCAGCGGCTCCACGTGGCAGCCACCCACCTTCAGTTCGTAGCCGTCGAGCGCCGCGCGGACGTCGTCCGTTACAGCCAGAAGACGGTCCGCGGTGGAGGCGACAACGGTGAGCGGCTGCAGGAAGCTGATCTCGTCCGCGGCATTGCCGAGCGTGCCAGCCTTGCCCGCTCCGGCGGCGGGCAGCTTCACAAGCACGTATGGGACGTCCGGCCTGGCTTTCGTGACTTCGCCGAGGTACACGTCATACCGGCACCGATCCCGGCATGCTTTCTCCATCGCTTTCACGAACGGGCCGATCTTGATCATGACAGTTTGTCCAGTATTTCGTCGAGGGTGGAGGCGATCTCGTCGGCGACTTTGTCGTCCATGTAGTCGGCGGGGTGCGGCATGCCGCCGCCGCCCTTAGGGGTGCCCCAGATCGCAATGTTAGCTAGCGCGCCCTTCGGTTTTGATGGGCCGAACTCAGCCCGGACGACCGCGCCGGTCGGGCTCGTGTCGTAGGAGAACGTGTCGCCTACCTTGGCGATTCCCTTGTTGGGGAACGCCCGGTAGTCCTGCCGTGCCCGCTCTTTCGCTGAGTCCAGGGCGTTTCGTACGCCGACCTGGACCGCAGACCCGGCCTCCTGGGCGGAAGCGAAGTCGGCGGCAAGCGCGCGCAGCTGTGTTACGTCGGCGGGCATTAGTCGGTCTCCGCATCGACGAGCATTCTCGTGGCGGTCCTGTGCGTCTGGTTAATCAGACCGCGAATCCGGAACGGGTACGCGTACCCGGTCACGGTGGCGACATCCCCAACGGCCGGCTGGTACGCCGCCCCTCGGGGAATGTGCAGCTCGGTCTGCTGTAGCTCATACGTGTGGCCGCCGCTGGTTGGGGCGGTGCCGTACGACGTCTGCTGCCGCAGTCGGCACTTCCCCTCGTACACGCGAGTCATGGTGGGCTCGTCATGACCGGTCCGCGGGTTCCAGTTCATTGACCTTTCGGGGCGGTCAATCACACACGAGTCAACCATCAGCCATTCAGCCCGTCGCTTGCGGGCGTGCGGGTGGCTCACGGCTTGCCTCTGATCGCGTCGATCCAACCGCTGTCGCCGTACCGGTCAGTGGCTGGCGGCCACACTTCCCTGTATGTGCCCATCACGCCGAGCCCACGGGTGGGGGCGTCCTCGATGTACAGGAGCAGCGACTTCTTTTCGGTGGGCGTCAGATACAAGCCATCCTCGGGGACGGGCTTCCCGCCTCCCATCCAGTCGTCGAGTCGTTCGTAGTTCCATGACTCGGGGTTGACGTACGCTCGCGCCGCGCAGGACAGGATGATTTCCTGCACTCCGCCGGGGACGTCAGCCGGGGTCCACGGGCGTGCGACACGCCCGCAGGTTTCGAGGACAAGGGACGTGGCCCGTCGCAGAAGCCACCTAGCGCGGCGGACGTCGCCGTCCTCGGTAATGCTCTCTCCGAGCCAGTCTCCGAGGTCAGCGACGTCCGCCAGTGCCGTGGTGGGCATTGCGATCAGGCGAGTCCGAAAGCGGTGGCGCGCTGGCTGTCCATGACGGCTGCGCCGAAGAAAGCGTCGACCACGGCGCGGTCCTCAGCCTGGTCAGGGTCGTAGTCGCAGATCAGACGCAGGGCGAAACCGTCCTCGGCGTGGTTCGCACCGTAGGAGGCGCCGAGCGGCACGGTCGCGGCACGCAGAGCCATCGTGAACGCGTCACGCTGGTAGGCGATACCGAACTTCTCCGGGAGGCGCGGGTCCTCGACAATGGTGAAGCCCTTCAGACGGCTGATGATGGCCTCGTGGAGGCTGTCGCCGTCGTCGGCCTGGTAGGCGGCGGACGCCAGGTCGCGGTTCTTCTGGATGACCTCGGCGACACCGGGGCCAACGGCGATCGTGCGGTCCGAGGTGGGGACCTCACGGCTGTTGAGGACGCGGGCGAGGCGGGCCACAACCTCGAGGACGTTCGAGGAGTCGCTCTTCAGCTTCAGGGCCTTGGCGTCGGTGTACTCAACGCCGGCGGCGGACGCGTCAGCGGCCTGCGAAGCCTTGATTGTGGTCATAAGCCCAGCCAGCTTCTTGGGGAGCTCATCAACGACGGCCTCAGCGGTCGGCTTAGCGACCTCGTCCTCGAAAGACTGCAATGTCCACGTGTACCAGTCAGAAGGCAGGCGGACCGCGGAGTAGATCTGGTCGGCGAGCTCGACGGGAACGTACTGGCGAGTCAGGTCGGTGTAGCTGATGGCGTTCCTGGCGGCGCGCTGAGCCTTGGTGCGGGTCGCAGCGGTCGCCTTGACGGGCATGGGCACGTTGACGGTGCTGCCGTAGCCGGCCTCGTAACCGGACTCGGCGTCACGGTTGATGGTGCGCGGCAGGGCGGACAGGTAGCGGAGAGCGGCGACGGAGCTCTTGGTGACCTTCATCGCCGGGGTTGCAAAGTTAGCCATGGGGCTTCCCTTCTATCAGCGGCGACCGAAGATCCGGTTGCCAATGGTGGTGATGTTCTCGTCGGCGTCGGCGTCTCCGACCGGGGCGAACGGGGCCGTCTGCGGCTGGGGGGCGATGATCGCGGCGAGCTTCTGGGCGTCCTCGGGGGTATTGAGGGTGACGTAGTCGGCGAGCTCGGGGGCGAGTCCGGCGGACTTGAGGGACTCCTGGGTGGCGAGTTTAGCCTTCAGGTTGTCCAGTTCGGCGCGGGCGGCCTCGGCGAGAGCCTTGTAGTCGACGGCCGGCTGCGTGTCGGCGGGGACCTGCGGTGCGGGCTCGGCGTCACCCGTGTCAGCGGGCTCAGCCTCCGGCTTGTCGGCGGCCTTCGCCGAAGCGTCTCCCTCGGGGGCGGCCTGCTCGGGGGCGGCCTGCTCGGGCTGAGGCTCGTCGGTGTCGGGGGCGGGCTCTTCGACGCCCGTCACCGACTTCGGGTCGGCCTTGGCGTCGCTGTCGGTGGACGCCGCGGACGCGGACGCGTCCGGGCGGGGCTTCGAATCGGCCATTAGCTCCTCCTCTTGGTGTGCTGCGTGCAGTATATATCAACGGGTCTTCCACCCGTCGGAGAACAGACCCGGGGCGACGCGCCGCATTTCCATGGTGATGTTGTGTCGTCCCGGCCTGCCCGACAGGGCTTCGCCGGACGCGTGGATGTTCGCTGCGGCTTCCTGGTAGGCGGCGTTGATGCGCAGCTCGCGCGACGTCGCGGACCGTTTCAGCCATTCGTCGGGGGTTTCCCTGCAGATTTCCCAGGTGCAGTCGCAGCAGCGGTGAGCGCGGAACGTGACAGTGTCTTCGGTGTAGACGGGGCCGCGGGCTGCGAGCATGGAGCAGAACGCGCATGTTTTACCGGCGATAACGCGCCTGCACTTCAGTCGGGTGCGTCTGGCGGATCGGATGACGTAGTCGCGGGATGCGGACTCGACGCGGGTGCGACCCCATTGGGCGGCCCAGTCCCGCATTTCAGCAACGGCTTGCTCTCCGCTGATCCCACGGCGGATGAGGGTTTTCGCGCGGACAGGTCCTGAGTAGAACGCTGTGCGGACGGCGTCTTGCCTGGCGATAGGGCGGACGGCGGGGAGGGATGGCAGGTCGATATCTTCGGCGTGGGCGTACCGGGTGAGGTATCGGGCTGTGAGAGCGCGGCCTTGCCGGGTGCCGGCCTGGATGGCGTCGGCGGCTTTCTTCACCGCGTACTGATGGGCGCCGCCGATGTCGTCTGGGTCGATGTCGTCCATGGCGTCAGCTACTGCGAGGCCGGTGGCGGCGGCCATCGCGGAGATGTGCCTCTGGTATCCGGCAGTCAGGGCCGCGCCGGCGGCGGTGAGGGCCACCGGTCAGGGCTCCTCGACGGGCGGCGGGGTGCCTTCCCCGTCGGCGGTGAGGGCGCGGGCGTACGCTTCCAGCTCTGATGGGTGTGCGTCTGCGTATTCCTGCCACTCCTGCGCTTCGGCGGGTGACACGCCGGGGATTCGCTGCCACAGCAGTTGGGCGGGGACGCCGAGCGACTGGGACAGTTTGCCGAGCGCGTCCGCGGCCTGGGACAGTGATCGAGCTTCTGTGTCGCGCCAGTCGACGCGGAGTGTGTAGTCGTCCGCGTCGGAGATGCGGTGCTCGATTCGGGCGGCGGCCCGGAGCGTATTCAGGAGCGGCCGGCCGAGCGCCCGCTGGATCGAGGTGATGTGTGCGCGCTCGGCTGACTTCGCCTCGGCGAGAGCGTCCGCGGACAGGTTGACGAGTTGCGCCCCAGACAGGGACCAGGACGGGATGGAGGCGAGCGCGGCGAGGGTGCCGAGGTCGGAGCGTTCCGCGTCGAGGACGGATTGCATGCTAGTTTCCGGTAGCGACCCGAATGTCACTCCGTCGCCACCGGTCAGGATCGACGAGGTCGACAGGTGCGCTTTCATCCTCTCAGCGTCTTCGACGCTGCCAGGGTCATCCAGGCCGGTGACGGTCTTCACCCGCCATGAGTTGGAGTGTTGGATGAGGAGCCGGTCGTGGACCGTCTTGATGTACCGGCGGGCGGGGATGCGCAGCCGGTCTACGAGGGACTCCGCGTCGCCGTCGATGGACAGGTAGGGGGCGAAACGGCAGACGGGAGCGTACCCGAGGCCGTGATGGACGGCCCCCTGGGGGTTGCCTGACCGGTCGATGCGGATCAGGTCCTGGTCTGTGACGTACAGGGTTGGGCGGCCGCCTTTCGTGAGGAACACGGCGCGGGCAGGCCAGTCCGCGGTGGGGTCGTCTCCCCAGTCCACGCCGACGCGGGCGACTGAGGCGGCTTCGAGCTTCGCGAGCGGCCCGTTCGGTGCGACCAGCAGGAACGCTTCTCCGTCTGCCAGGGCAGCTCTCCAAAGGGCGGTCTGGCGTGTCGGCATGCCGGCGCGTTCCCATGGTGCCCATAGCGCGGCGAGGTCGCCCTGCTGGTCGGCGGTGCGGGTGACGCCGTCGGCGATGATCTGACGGCCGAGCGTGTCTACGAGAAGGGCGAGGGTGGGTCCGAGCGCGAGCGCGCGGAGGCGTCTCTGGTCGGCGCTCTTGCCGCCGCCATCCACGGCCGCGAGCGGCGCGCCGATACCGGGCGTGGTTGACCCGGGGACGAGGTCTTCCTGCCGCTGCTGAGCTTCCCACCGCTTCTCGGCGGTATCCTCGGCGAGTTTCTCCCAGGGGCGGTCACTCATGGGCGGTCACCATACCTTTCCGCGTCCTCTGCGGCGACTGTTCCTGTACTCTTCACGCATTATACGGGCACCGACCATGGCGACGGCGAGGTCGATCTTTTTCCTGGACTCGCGGTGGTTCTTCGCGATGCTGGGTCCCCACTTAGATGGGACCCGGCGGGCGTGGAGCACGTGAGCGCGGAGCCTGGCGTCGCCGTCGTGGAGGAGCCCGCCAGCCTCGATGTCCGTGTAGACGCGGTTGACGCCGCGAACAAACCGAGACACGTGGGATGGGGCGGACATGTCCCATCGAGTGGCGTGCTGCCTGGAGGCGGGCATGCGTAGTTTCCGTCGGTAGTCGCGATGCCAGCCGTCAATAATGCCGTCCCAGAAAGCCGCCATCGTTTCGTCGTCTTTGGCGTGAGATGGGTCGCACCAGAGGGCTACGACGATGTAGTGGTCGAGGACATCACGGACGCGTTGGTCGATCTCTTCTCGGGGGGCGACCCACCCGTGGGCGCGGGCGTCTGGCGGCCGCTGCCACACGCCGAGCGGGAACACAGCGCCGTCGGAGACCCGGCAGCCCACGAAAGCGGTCGCGTCGTCTGACTTGCCGCCATCGAAAAACAAGACAAGTTCGTCCTTGGGGTCGAGCGCGGGCAGATCCCTGGCGCAACAGGCGTCCCATTCTTCCCTGGTCACCCACGCGTCCTCGGCTGCGGTGACTTGGTTGTACCACTTCCGCCTGGACTCGGACGGCGGCGTCTCCGGGTCGAGGACATCCTGGACGATACGGTCCGGCGACAGCCACGTCGCGTCACCGCGGACGCCTTTCACGACTTCTGGGGCGTCGTCCGCTGTCAGCGGCGCCTGTGGCGGCGCCTCCAGGGTGTCGTACATGAGCCCGTAGGAGCGGATCTTTCCTGCCTGGGACTGTTCCCACGCTTCTCTGGTGGCAAGCCCTACCGACTCAACGCCGACGCGGGCAGCGTTGCAGATGTGCAGTACACGCGCCTGCCGGTCTGGCGGCGACTTCGCGGCGTCGCCGCGCACCACGCCCATCATTGCGATGCCGGCGTTGGAAGCTGTCCAGTTCTGGGTTTCGTTGCAGATGGTCAGCGTGGCGCGAGAGCCCTCCGCCGCGTCGGGATTCGATGTGATTGCAGTGATGAATCCGGGGGAGCCGTCCGTGGGGCGTACGTACGTGGAAATGACGCGAATACCGAGCTCGGACTGCACATGGGCGGGCGCAACCGTCCGGATTGCACTCATCGTGTTCTCGGTCTGCTGCTGCGACACGGCGAGCAGACGGATCCATGGCGTCTGCTCGCGGCGCCCCCGGACGCCGCGTTGCGTGGATTCCGGCAGGGACGGGCCGAGGAGGGCGTTCAGTGCGATCACCCCGGCCAGTGGGTCTTTCCCCCAGCCTTTGCATCTCTGCAGGACGACCGTGGGGGCTAGGAACATGCCATTGTCGTCCACTGCGTAGTACCAGAGGATGAATCGGGCCTGCTCGGGGGTGAACGTCCACGCCCCGCCGCCCGGGCCGACTAGCGACGAGGAAGCCCAGGCGAGCACGTCCCAGCCGACCGTGTTATCAGGCAGCAGCCAGTGCCCGTCCTCGATGGCCCACACAGGGCCGCGCGCGACAGGCGGCCAGGCGCAGTCCGGCATGGACGCGCGGCCGGACAGTCGCTCCCTGTACCAGGCTTTGATTGCCGGCCATTCGGCCTCGTCCCATTCGCTGGCCTCGGCTGGCGCGCTGTTACGCCGACGTGCCATGCGTCAGCCCCCACCGGCCTGCAGCGGCCGTGGCAGCGTGCTCTGAGCGGGCCAGGCGGGACTCGTCAGTGTCGTCCTGCAATCGGAGCGCCTTCGCCAGCGACGCCATCACGGCCCGGTGCTGCCGGATCTCAGCGAGCAGCGGATTCGGCCGCATTTGACCGGTCGAACCGACCGTCAGCAGGTCGCCGCCGTCCAGTTCTTTCGCCATCCGAGAGATCAGATCAGCCTCGTGGCACATGTCGTCCAGGATGCGCACCTCCACCGGCGATAGATCCCACTCGTCGAGCACTTCTTTGCGCAGACGCCTAGCGGGTGTCAGACGTGCCACGAGAAACCCCCTAACGGTCGAAGTCAGAGCACCAGGATACCCCGCCAGCCGGCCGGAACTGGCGGGGTATCAGCGGTGACCGGTCAGGCCCTGTGCTTCCCGTCGCCAGAGTCACGCAGAGTGACGCCGCCAGGAGTAACAATGCCGGCCCAGTCCAGGATCGAGATGCCGTTGATCTTCACGCTCTTCAGGACGTTGAAGGCCCCGAGAACGAGTCCGGCGACAGCCAGCAGCTGGGACACGGCAGCCTCGGCGGTCGCCGGGTAGGCGCCCGCAAGCCAAGTGCCAGCAGCGATCAGAATAACAGCGGCCAGGGTCAGAGTGCGCCGCTTGCCCGCGGTCCAGTACGGCTTGTCCAGGGCTGCCTGGATGAAAGGCCACGCAATGGCGGCCACGGCGGTCAGGGTCGCGCTCTGCTCAGCAGTCAGGTCCATCTTTCTCCTCTGTTGTTTCTTGACGGCCTTCTAGCCGCCCGACCCAGTACGCGCCCAGGATCGCCGCAGCGGCGAACCAATGGGCTGCGCACGGGACGATGTGAGGGGTCACTTCGCAGCGTCAGGCCGCTCGGCGTCGGCGGGCTTCACGGCGGTGCGGATGTCGTTGACAGCGCCGTAGATCGCGCCCGCGGATTTGACGCCCTCCTGACCGGGGGTGAGCGCGTCGAGGATCTTGTCGACCGCAGCGTGGATCGCCCGGCTCTCTTCGTAGGTCGCCTTCGAGTACCAGTTCATGTCGCCGGCGAAGTGGTCGCCTGCCTGCCCAGACCTGAACAGGTCCCTGATCTCCCTGAGAAGGTCAACGCCTTCAGCCATTTCCCATGCCTCCTGTCCTGCGCCGCTGGGACGCCCATAGTTGTACCACGACCTGCACCGGTCGCTGAAAGGCTCGCCGTACGCCTCGTAGGCGCCGTAAGCGCTACCCGAATTGTAGCGAGACCCAACACGCTTCAGGTCCTCGTAGGAGTCACCTTCAGCGCTGATGAGGTCCCGGATGATGCCGCAACCGACCTCGGCGGACTTCTCTGGATCCCACCAGGCCCGGTCGGGGTCGTCGAAGAAGTATCCGGGGTATGTGACCTGCAACGGCCCGACACCGTTAGACGTGGCTCCGGCGCTGATCTGCGCGTAGAAGTCCCGGAACTTCTCTTCGGTGACCTCGCCGCCGCCACAGTAGGCGCCCCCGGCGTCGTGACCAAAAACATTCGCCCCGTATTCACCGGTTTCCATCCACAGGGCCGCGAGTGCCGCCCACCATGGGCAGCCGACGTTGTCTGCGGCGCGGAGGACAGCCTGCTGCACGTACGACAGCTCGTACCCGTCGTGGCTGGCGCGAGACTGCTCCTGCGCCGGGGGGACGGGGGCTGCGGTGCCACCGAGGTAGCGGAGGCAGTGCGTCCACCGGGCCGTCCGGGTATACAGGTGCCCCTCATAGGACACGCACCGGCACTCGGAGCCGGTCTGGTCGCCGATGTACCCGTCGATTGACCCATCCTCGGCGATCCACGCTTCGGACAGGCCGTTCCTGGTGACCATGGCGACGTGGCCGGCCCCTCCGGAGGCCGCCTCGGAGAGGATCAGGTCTCCGAGCTGAAGGCCGCCGTCCGGGTAGAGGCTGTTGTCGTCCCAGTGGACGTCTTCGAAGCCCCTAGAGGTGGCGTAGCCGCGGATATTGCCGGTGTATGTGTCTCTGGGGAACATGACGCCTGAGTCCCAGGCCTCACCGTCGGCGTGGAGCGCGTAGTTCCAGGCGCCTGCGACACCTGCGGAGCAGTCCATGTTGGCGTCCGCGGTGAGCCAGCCGAGGTCAGTGGATCGCTCGTACGCCAACCACCGGTCGGGCTGCGAGTATCCGACGCTGTAGTCACCTCCCTGGGGTTTCCCAGGGC